CTGGCTGAAAAACGGTTGGCAAGTTGGTTGTTTGAGTGTATACTTTAATGGAGTAGAGATTAATTCACCAGAGGACGTTGACACATGGCAGCAGAAAAGATCGCGATAAAAGAAATCCTCAGTTGGATTGACAACGGACGAAGTGACATTTGGAATGACTTAGAAGATGAGCATAAGAAGCAAATTAGCTTTTGGTTATTGAATAGATATGCTAGTGCAGTGCAAGGTAGTCGTGACAAACAAGAACTTGCTGTGTTTAAGACTAACGAATACTACAATAAGCACTTTAATGATATCGGCGTTGGCAAAGACAACGGGCATCAAAAGTTAATGTGGCAACTATTGTGTATGAGCGGCAACACAGGCAAGAATGAATTCCATCCTTGGATTGGCAATAAGAAACGCGACGGCGGAAATAACAAGGCAATTAAATTCCTTAGCGAACTATATCCATATTTAAAAGACGACGAGGTTGAAACACTTGCTAGAATATCTACAAAAAAAGAACTCCGTGAACTGGCTAAAGAATATGACATTGATGTCAAACTCTGAAAAACCATACAAGTGCGAGTATTGCGGCACAGGCTACGTAAGAGAGAAAACACTCTTTGCCCATATGTGCGAAAAGAAAAGACGTGCTTTACAAAAAGATGAAAAGCGTGTTCGGTTTGGGTTCTATGCATTTCAAAGATTTTATAAACTAAGTGCAGGTAATAAAAAAGAAAAAACATACGAACAGTTTTGTGCAAGTCCGTACTACAATGCATTTGTAAAATTTGGTAGCTTTCTTAACAACGTAAAGCCATTATATCCAGAAAAGTATATTGACTATGTTGTTACTAGTGGCGTAAAATTAGATCACTGGGCAAGAGATGAGATGTATGAAAAGTATGTGCTACAATTCATTCTTAAAGAAGATGTAACTACAGCATTAGAACGTAGTGTAACAACTATGATGGAATGGGCAAGCGAACATGAACCTGCTCCGTGGAATCATTACTTCCAACATATAAGCCTCAATAGAGCAGTGTGGCATATTAAAGACGGCAAGATAAGTCCGTGGCTATTGTTGAATTGTAAAAGCGGAAAAGAAATGTTAAGTAAGTTTAATGACGAACAGCTATCTATGGTATTCCATGTTATTAGTCCGGAGCATTGGGGAGTGCGATTTAAACGTTTGCCTAATGATGTACAACTAGTTAAAGATGTAGCCAAGGAAAGTAATCTATGATAGACTTGCCTGATATTGACATAGACTTTGCTGACAGAGATATAATACTGTCACAGTTAAAACATCGTGTAGCAAAACTAGACAGTGGTAAGAAACACAATACTGGTATCTATACAACTGAGGTTCCGCACAACCCTGTGGATAACTTATCTACGATCGAACACAAGACAGCAGAAGAACGTGGATACTTTAAATTAGACTTCCTTAATGTAAGCATCTACAAAGACGTTAAGGATAATGAACACTTAACACAATTAATGGAAAGAGAACCCCTATGGCAACTTCTGGAACACACGGACTTCAGCGACAAAGTATTTCATCTAAACGGGCACAGCGAACTCTTAAAGCAATTGAAGCCCAACTCGGTACAACAATTAGCAGCGACACTAGCAATCATTCGACCAGCGAAGAGGCACCTAGCGAACGAACCGTGGGCGACAATAATGAAGGAAGTGTGGACAAAGCCAACTGACGGTGCATACTACTTTAAGAAGGCACACGCAATCTCTTACGCAATGGCAGTCGTGGTACACATGAATTTGTTGTGTGAACAGATTAGTTCTTAGATTTTTTTACTAACTGAACATTTTTACGTTTTACCCGCTTTACTGATAAATTATTTAAATTAACACACGGGCCTATCGTAATCTTTACATCTTTTGAATTCATTGTCATTAAAGAATATTTAAATGGTTCCATTTCTTTTCTTAGAAAAATATTAATAGGAATCAGTCGATTAGACTCCCACCACCAAATTTCTCCGAGATCGAGAAACGCTCGTTTTTCTAGTTCCGATTTTATATCTGTGTAGATATACATGGAGGTAACCCATTGGTCTTGATTTACAATAACACCTACGTATTCTTGACCACCATATACTACTAAACTTATAAATGGAAAATTATTTTCTATATCTTGTCTTAACATGAATTTCCGATAAATACTTTATGCAACTTATACCTAGATATTTAGTCAAAAACAAAACTAACATTGTTGCTAATGGAGCAGGATTCGTTACGGAGTATAAACCAGTGTACACAAGACAACTAAAAGTATATAAAGGCATTGATAATGTCTTAGAATATAAATTACTAAACGCAGATCAAAAGCCTATTGTATTAACAGGTTACACAGCAAAATTCCAAGCATTTGACGAAAATGATTCACTAATAATCGAACACGACGGCGTTAACATAAATGCTTCAAAAGGTTTATTTAAAGTTACTATTACCGAGAATGACTTGCTTAACATTAAGCAACAATATCTAAGTTATAGTATACACCTTGTAGATTCAAACGGCGACAACATTATTACATATTCGAACAGTCATTTTGAAAATAACGGAACTATGTATGTGAGCGCCGGAGCATACCCAGGGCCGCGTAGTACGTACACAGCTTCTACATTTATTGAAGTTACAGAAGACACTCCTTATTGGGTTTCAGAAACGCTAACAGCAGAACCTGGCATTAACGGCAACGAAGCATTACATACCGCAGTTGTATATACTGATAGTTTTGTAGGCGATGTAATAGTTCAGGCAACACTAGATAATCAAATCATCGGCGGCACAGATTGGGCAGACATTGCCACACTATCGTTTAATGGCCAAGAAACATCACCAACACCAGTAAACTTTAACGGTGTGTATAGTTTCTTACGATTTAAATCAACAGCAGCACCAGCAGACAAAATTACAAAAATATTAGTCCGAAACTAGTTGACATCTAACTACATCGACGCTATAATAATAGTATGAGTGTAGTGAATGAAACAGTTCTGACATACTTGCCGGCTAAGCGGAAGACAACTCCTAGTGGCTGGCTAAGTTTCAATGCGCCCTGCTGTCATAACAATGGCAACAGTGCAGACACTCGCGGCCGTGGCGGCTTGATTGCTAATCCAGATGGAGGCATTAGCTATCACTGCTTTAACTGCGGCTTTAAAGCAAGCTGGCAACCGGGCAGAGCTTTCAGTCACAAGTTACGAAAACTCCTACAGTGGATGGGAGCGCCTGACGATATAATCAACAAGGTGGCGTTGGAAGTGATGAGAGAGAATGAAGGTGTAGAGGCTAAATCACGCATTGCCGAACTACCCTCATTCAATACTGTCCCGTTGCCAGACGATGCTATCAAGATCACAGACATCACAGACTTTAATAAGTTCAGTATGGCTGTTCTTGAATATATGGCTGCACGTAACCTAAACGTAGATGATACAGACTACTACTGGTCACCTAGTTTAGGTTATCGTGACAGGCTTATTATTCCGTTCTATTATGAAGAACGCATTGTCGGATGGACAGGTAGAGCAATAACAGCAGACAAGAAGCCTAAGTATCTAACAGAGATACAGCCGGGCTTTGTGTATGGACTAGACGAGCAAGGGTATAACAAAGTATTTGCTATTGTGTGTGAAGGACAGATTGATGCTATCCACATAGAAGGCTGTGCGTTAGGCGGCTCAGAAATTTCAGACCAACAAGCAATGCTACTCAACAGACTACAGAAACAGATCATTGTAGTGCCTGATCGAGATCATGCAGGTAAAAAGCTTGTTGAGGATGCTATTAGTAGAGGTTGGAGTGTGAGCATGCCTGAATGGGATCAAGATATAAATGATATAGGCGATAGTGTAGACAAGTACGGTAGGCTATATGCATTGCATAGTGTTGCAATACACGCTGAAGATAGTCCGCTTAAAATTAGACTGAGAGCAAAAAAATGGTTCGATTAATAGCTTTACTTACTATACTGATTGTAGTATACTATTTGTATAACACTAGACAGCAACCAATAGATGCGCCCCTTGGATACGTACCCAGTATAATTACTGTAGAAGAACTGCCGCCGATTAGAGAAGAGAACGAATGACAACTAGACAAAACACAGACTATGGGTATGATATACAAAAGGTATATCTAGAAATGTTTATGACAGACGCTGAGAGCTTTGTACGCTGTCAGGGCGTGTTTGATCCCGCAACGTTTGATAGACGCTTACAAGAGCCTGCAAAGTTTGTTAAGAACTATGTAGAAGAGCATAACGCACTGCCTACATTTGATATGGTAAACGCTGCTACAGATACTAACTTGAAGCACCCAGGAGACTTAGCAGAGAATCATTATGATTGGTTGTTACAGGACTTTGAAACGTTTAGTAAGCACAAAGCACTAGAGGCTGCTATTCTTAAGAGTGCAGACCTGTTAGAGAGTGGTGAGTATGGTGCATGTGAAGACTTAGTCAAGCAGGCTGTGCAGATTGGCTTGCAGAAAGACTTGGGCACAGATTACTTTGCTGATCCAAGAGGCAGACTAGAAAGCATCAAAGACAAAAACGGGCAAGTAAGCACAGGCTGGCCGGCGTTGGATAAGAAACTGTTTGGTGGCTTTAACAGAGGCGAGCTTAACATCTTTGCAGGCGGTTCAGGTTCAGGCAAGAGTTTGTTTATGGCGAACATGGGTGTTAACTGGGCACTGGCAGGACTTAATGTTATGTACTTGACATTCGAGCTTAGTGAAGCACTGGTTAGTATGCGTGTAGATGCAATGACTACAGAGATTCCAAGTCGTGATATCTTTAAGAGCATTGAAGACGTTGAAATGAAAGTTAAGATGATTGGCAAGAAGTCAGGTGCATTCCAAGTCAAGTATATGCCTACAGGCAAGAACGCAAACGATGTTAGAGCTTATCTAAAAGAGTATGAGATTAAAACAGGCAAGAAAGTAGACGTACTACTGATTGACTATTTGGATCTTATGCATCCAATCGGACAAAAGATTAGCGCAGAGAACTTGTTTGTGAAAGACAAGTATGTATCGGAAGAGTTACGTAACTTGGCTATGGAACTTAACACTATCTTTGTTACAGCATCACAGTTAAACAGAAGTTCAGTTGAAGAGATTGAGTTTGATCACTCGCACATCTCGGGTGGTATATCTAAGATCAACACAGCAGACAACTTGATTGGTATCTTTACAAGTAGAGCAATGCGTGAAC